GTCCTTACGAATGAAGGACTCGTTCCTATTGAGCGTGTTCGCACGGAGCATTTGCTCTGGGACGGAGAAAGCTGGGTCAGCCATGATGGTGTCATTTTCAAGGGTGAACGGGAGGTAATTACCTATGAAGGTCTTACAGCAACCCCAGATCATCTCGTCTGGGTCGAGGGGAAATCGCAGCCAATACAGTTTGGAGATGCCGCCTCCTGCGGCGCACATCTCGTACAAACAGGGACGGCAATTCGGCTAGGTGAGAATCATAAGCGCACGGCTCGACTTTATGACATCCGAAATGCCGGAAAGCATCACCGTTTTACCGTATCGGGAAAATTAGTCCACAACTGCGGCTACGGCGGATCCGTCGGTGCGCTGAAAGCGTTCGGCGCATTGGAGTCCGGGATGAAGGAAGAGGAACTAAAGCCGCTCGTGGATGCTTGGCGTTCGGCAAACCCGCATATCGTGGATTTCTGGTGGGCAGTGGATCGTGCGGCAAAGGACTGCATCAAGGCGCGCAGTACGAAGGTCACGCACGGTATTCGGTTCATCTATCAGGGCAGCATGATGTTCATTGAGCTTCCGAGCAGCAGACGGCTTTCCTACGTAAAACCGCGCATCGGAGAGAATCCGTTCGGCGGCGAATCCATCACCTATATGGGACTCGATCTCTCGAAAAAGTGGGCGCGGATCGAATCCTACGGCCCGAAGCTCGTGGAGAATATCACGCAGGCGATCAGCCGCGACATTCTCTGTTATGCCATGCAGACGCTGCGAACGATGGATATTGTCGCACACGTCCATGATGAAATCATCATCGAATGTGATGAGCGCGTCTCTCTTGTTGCCCTGTGTGCGCAGATGGCGCGAACCCCACCTTGGGCAGACGGACTTCTGCTCCGCGCCGATGGTTTTGAATGTAATTTCTATCAGAAAGAGTAAAAACGTCCCTTTTCACCTCCTGCCAAGGCTACCTTGCAGGAGGTGTTTTCTATGACGAAAGAACAGAAACAGCAAATCCATACACTCCGCAGAGGTGGACTGGGATACAAAAAGATAGCCTCGTCGATGGGCATATCCGTCAATACCGTGAAGTCCTTTTGCCGCAACAACGAACTGATGGGGAGTCCTACATCTGCTGTGTGTCTCTTTTGCGGCAAGCCTCTGGTGCAGATACCAAAGAGAAAGCAGCGAAAGTTCTGCTCGATTCAGTGTCGGGAGACATGGTGGAGCAGGAATCGTGATAAAGGGAATAAGCCGACAGGCGAAACCTGTCGCTGCGCTCATTGCGGCAGGATATTTTCTGCCTATCGGCGTGAGCACAGGAAGTATTGCTCCCATGCCTGTTATGTCGCAGAGCGGTTTCAAGGCGGTGGTGTCCATGCGTAAAGAACAGTACCGCGCGGATATGCTCTACCACATGTCGCTCTCCGTAGCAAAGACCATGCGGGCAAAGGGGCTCATCACAGCGGATGAGTATGCTGAAATCGACACCATGCTCCTTGCAAAATATCAGCCGTATCTTGGTCGGCTTATCTCGGAAAATGCTTGATAAATCCGCTTTGTAGAGCAATATATAGTAGAAGAAAGGAGGTTGATAGAGTGCCTGAGGTAAGAAAAATCGAGCCTACGGTTACCGTCCTAAAGCCGAGAAAACGTGTGGCGGCGTATGCCCGTATCTCGATGGAATCGGATCGGCTGAACCACTCGCTTTCCGCGCAGATCAGCTATTTCAGCGAACTTATCCAAAGGAATCCGGAATGGATTTATGTCGGCGTTTATGCAGACAGCGGAATCTCCGGCGGCGACATACGGCGCAGGGCAGAGTTTCAGCGCCTCATCGACGACTGCAATGCCGAGAAAATAGACATCGTTCTCTGCAAGAGCATTTCGCGGTTTGCCCGCAGCACGGTTGATCTATTGGAAACCGTGCGCCATCTAAAGACCATCGGCGTAGAAGTGTGGTTCGAGAAGGAGAATATACATACCCTCTCGTCTGACGGTGAACTTTTACTCAGCATTTTGGCAGGCTTTGCGGAAGAGGAAAGCCGCAGCCAGTCCGAGAATGCCAAATGGGCGATCCGGAAGAAATTCGAGCGAGGGAAGCAATGGCATGTCGCAGCTTACGGTTATCGTTGGAACGGAGAAACCTTCGTCGTCTGCGAGGAGGAGGCCGAGGCTGTCCGTGTCATATTCGATAACTTCCTAAAGGATGTCCCACTCGGTCATACTGCCAAATGGCTCAAGGAGAACGGACATGCCTGTTCGATACCGTTCATCCACTATGTTTTGGAGAATCCCGTTTATGTCGGCGATGTCATCCTTCAGCGGTATTTTACGGAAAATCCTCGGACGCACAAAATTTTCAAGAACACGGGGCAGCTTCCGCGCTACCTTGTCACCGATAATCACGAACCGATCATCGAGCGCGAGACGTTCGAGAAGGTACAGGGGAAAATCAAGGCGAGCTACGAGTTCAACCCGGCGGCACATCGTATTCTTAAGCCGAGTTGTTTCTCGGCAAAAATCATCTGCGGAAGATGCGGCGCACACTTCGTCAAGGGCGTGACCAAAACCAACAGGCATGACGGCTTGCAGGAGCATTGGTTTTGCTACGGCAAAATTCACAAGCGAATGTGCGATGCAAGGAACATCCGCGGGTATCGTCTGTGGGAGGCGTGCTGCGAGGTTCTGGGGCTGACGGTATTTGACGAGAATGTTTTTGCGCGGACGGTGGAGAAGATTCTCACCACCGATACGGACAGTCTCGTCTTCCATTTTTATGATGGCACGGTGAAAACCGCCCGCATCCATTATTTCAGTCAGGACGAGAAGAAATATACCGACCCGCACAGAAAGCCCTTCGGGTACACATGGAGCCAAAACGGTTATGTGATTGTTCCAAAAGAGGCAGAAGCCGTGCAGTTGGTGTATCAATACTATGCCGAGGGATGGAACATCTCCGACATTTCGCGTGAACTCGAATCCAAGGGATATCAGAGCATTCGGGGCAGATTTTCTCGCCGTGTGGTAACAACCGTTCTCGACAGCGATTTCTACATCGGCAATCGAACCATCAAGGGACAGTTTACGGAAAGCGGTACGGATGAGGTTATCGAGAATGACCACGCACCGATTGTCAGCAAAGAACTGTTCGATACCGTCCAAAAGCGGCGGGCGGTTGAACTGAAAAAGCAGGAACGGCGCATTGCCACAAGGAGGCGAATAGACAATGAGAAGCGTAACGGTCATCCCCGCCAGCGTCAATAAATTCTCGGCGCAGCCCTTATCTGCCACAGAAAAGCGCAAAGTTGCAGCGTATGCGCGTGTTTCCACGGATGAGGAGGAGCAGCAGAGCAGCTATGCCGCCCAATGCGATTACTACGAGCGGTACATCAAGAGCCGTGCGGATTGGGCGTTCGTCAAGGTATACGCCGATGAAGGAATCAGCGGCTGCAATACCCGGAAGCGTGAGGCGTTCAAGGCGATGGTGCAGGATGCCCTGGACGGCAAAATCCAACTGATTCTCACGAAATCTGTGTCGCGCTTTGCGAGAAACACCGTGGACAGCCTCACAACCATACGAAAACTGAAAGAGCATGGCGTGGAGGTTTGGTTCGAGAAAGAGAACCTTAAAACATTTGATCCTAAAGTGGAAATGCTATTGACCATTTTAGCGAGCCTCAGTCAGGAGGAATCTCGCTCCATCTCAGAGAATGTGAATTGGGGCATCCGCAAGAAAATGACGGACGGGAAATTCAGCCTCGGCTACAGCCATTTTCTCGGTTATGACAAGGGCATGGATGGTTCGCTTATCATCAACGAGGAAGAGGCAAAGGTGATCCGCAGGATTTACGCGCTCTACATCAAGGGAATGTCGCCTTACGGCATCGCGAAAGTGCTGACCGAGGAAGGAATAAAAACGCCTGGTGGGAAAACACGATGGAGCGACAGCACCGTCAAAAGCATTCTTCGCAATGAGAAATACTGTGGGCGGGCACTTCTCCAAAAGACATTCACCCCGGATTTTCTAACCAAGAAAACTGTCAGGAACACCGGGCAAGTCCCGAGTTACTATGTGGAACACAGTCACGCGCCGATCATTGACCCGGATGTTTACGACATGGTGCAGCGAATGATGGAGGGACGCAAGCGGGGGAGGGACAGAATCAGCTCTGTCAGCATTTTCTCAAGTAAACTTAGATGCGGCGACTGTGGTTCTTGGTACGGCTCGAAAACGTGGCACTCCACGGATAAGTACAAACGGGTTATTTGGCAATGCAATCACAAGTTTCGTGGCACGAAATGCAGCACGCCGCATTTTACAGAGGACGAAATCAAGGAACTGTTCGTTCGCGCCGTCAATCTGCTGCTTGCCGAAAAAGAGGAGATTA